GCTCAACGGTACCTGACGGTTACAAGTAAATATCATCAGCTGCTTATTGAGCGGGTTAGCTGCAGACCGGAACGGAGGATTCTCCGTCGGGACTGTAGTTGGATTTCTATACCCATTTTGCAGCTGACCATAAGAGTTTCCTTCGTTCCATGCAAATCGAACGGAGGAAATTTTTATGTCAAACGAAGCAAAGAAATTCTTTATCCCTGTTGAAGGACAAGCCATTGAGGTCAGCGAGGAAGTCTACCGGGCGTATTACCGCCCAATCTGGAATACCCGCTACCATGCCCAGAAGAACGGCGAGTGCCGCTGCCCCAAGACTCAGATCTGGAAATGCGACGGTGTTTGCCCCGGCTGCCCGTTCTACGCCGCCGGGAAGAAAGTGTCTCTCGAAACGGCCATCGGCGGCGAGGACGACGATCTGACTCTCGGAGATACGCTGGCGGACGATGCGCCGACTGCGGATTCTATCCTTATGGACGAAGAACTGCTCAAGGCGCTGTATGACGAGCTCGACCGTCTTGACCCGGAGGGCAAGCGCATCTGCGCGCTGATGATGCACCACTCGGAGCGGGAGGCCGCTGCAATCATGGACATGGCGCGTTCCACCTTCAAGCGTCACTGGGCAAAAATCCGTGCGGAACTGCAGGACAGGCTCAAGGATTATTACATCTAACATTTCCCTTTATCCCTTCGGCTGCAACTCTGCGGTCGAAGGGATAAATCTTTTTTTGGCAAAATGCGGACCGCTTCGACGGCTTCCCTCCAGTGGGTACTGAGGACAGTAAGACAACTCAGCACCTCGGAAAGGAGGAACCGCCAATGAACGAGTCCAAATGCACCAAGCCCGTGAGCGATGAGGAACTGATCGGTGTGCTTACGGCAATCAGCGTAGTGTCAAAGCGTCTGGCAAAAAAGCTGATTCAGCTGAACCAGACAAGTCAATCAGAGGAAGGAGGTAAACACGATGAGCAAAATGAGCGAAATGGAAGCGACCATCCGAGAGTTACGGGATATTGCATCTTCTATTAACGACATCGCCAACTGGCTGACCGATGCGTTCGGTAACACCGACAGTGCGGAAGCTGCACCCACCCCGGAAAAGACATATTCGCTCGAAGAAGTCAGAGCAATTCTGGCAGAAAAGTCAAGAGATGGCTTCACCGCTCAGATTCGTGACCTTCTTCAGAAGTATGGAGCAACCAAGCTCTCCGAGGTGAACCCCGCCCGATACAGGGACCTTGTGGCGGATGTGGAGGTGCTGGGCAATGGGTAATCACGCTCTGCTTTCCGCTTCCTCATCCCACAGGTGGCTCAACTGCCCGCCTTCGGCAAGGCTGTGCGAAAGCTACGATGATAAGGGCAGCGATTTCGCCGCCGAGGGTACCGACGCCCATGCGCTCTGCGAGTATAAGCTGCGAAAAGCACTCGGTATGGCGGCGCAGAACCCGACCGAAAGCCTTACCTGGTACAGCGCCGAAATGGAGGACTGCGCTAACGGCTATGTTGCCTTTGTAATGGAACTGGTCGCAGAAGCCAAGAAGGTCTGCACTGACCCTGTCGTGCTGATCGAGCAGCGGCTTGACTACTCCAAATATGTAAAAGAGGGCTTCGGCACCGGCGACTGCGTCATCATCGCAGACGGTACGCTGCACATTGTGGATTACAAACATGGGCGCGGAGTCCTGGTGGAAGCCGACGATAATCCGCAAATGAAGCTGTACGCCCTCGGCGCACTGGAGCTGTTCGACTGCATCTACGATATCGACACCGTCAGCATGACGATCTACCAGCCAAGGCGCTCCAATGTCAGCACCTTCCAAAACAGGAGCTTTGCGAATGGGCGGACAAGGTTTTGACGCCGACTGCAGAGCTGGCCTTCAACGGCAGCGGTGAATATCACTGCGGTGAATGGTGCCAGTTCTGCAAGGCAAAAGCGGATTGCCGCGAGAGAGCCAAGGCCAATATGGAGCTTGCCCGATATGAGTTTCGGCAGCCGCCTCTGCTCACGGATGAGGAGGTCGAGGAAATCCTCGGTCAAATCGACGGGCTGACCACCTGGGCGTCCGACATCAAGGACTATGCGCTGCAGGCAGCTATCAGCGGAAAACAATGGCCCGGCTACAAGCTGGTCGAGGGTCGCTCCAACCGAAAGTACACAGACGAACACGCCGTCATCGCTGCCGTGACCGCCGCAGGGTACGACCCTTACGAGCACAAGGTTCTCGGCATTACCGCTATGACCGCGATGCTCGGGAAGAAGCAATTCAATGCAATCCTCGGTGACTTGATCACCAAGCCGCAAGGCAAACCCACGCTTGTGCCGGAAAGCGATAAAAGACCGGCAATGACAACCATTATCGATGATTTTAAGGAGGACAACTGATATGTCGAATTCTACTACTAAGCTCGTAAACCCCATGAAGGTCATTACCGGCAAAGATACCCGCTGGTCCTACGCCAATGTCTGGGAAGCGAAATCCATCAACGGCGGTACGCCGAAGTTCAGCGTCAGCCTCATTATTCCGAAGTCTGACACCGTGACCGTACAGAAAATCAAGGCGGCTATCCAGGCAGCCTATGAGGAGGGGCAGGCAAAGCTCAAGGGCAACGGTCGCTCCGTTCCGCCTTTGACTGCCATTAAAACGCCGCTCCGCGACGGAGATACCGAGCGCCCGGATGATCCCACCTATGCCAACAGCTACTTTATCAACGCCAACTCCGCCACCGCTCCCGGCATCGTGGACGCCGACTGCAACCTGACCCGCTCCGAGGTTTACTCCGGCGTGTACGGTCGCGCCAGCATCAACTTCTACGCCTTCAACAGCAATGGCAACAAAGGCATCGCCTGCGGACTGAACAACCTGCAGAAGATCCGTGACGGTGAGCCTCTCGGCGGCAAGTCCAGCGCGGCATCCGATTTCGCCACCGATGTGGACGAAGATTTCCTGTCTTGAGGAGGTGCGCAGCATGAGTATTACCACGATTCTCTGCATTCTGCTGCTGTCCCTGTATCTGCTCCTGGCGGTGTTTTGGATCGTCAGATCCATCATTGACACCGTCGATGACCGTAAGCGCGACAAGCGTAATGCGGCATGGGAGGAAGAACGCCGACAGCTTGAAAAGGAACACGCCCTTCGTGAGGTGGAATATCACGAAGCCCGTATGAAAGAACTCAACAAAGAGTAATCTCCGGCCTGTGGGCGGTGGGAATGTTCCTGCCGCCCATTCGGGCTATGGAAAGGATTCCTGTTTATGAAAACACTCAGTATCGATATTGAAACATACAGCAGCGTCGACCTTGCCAAGTGCGGCGTCTACAAATACACCGAAGCGCCGGATTTCGACATTCTTCTCCTCGGATATTCTGTTGACGGCAGTCCCGTGCAGGTAGTCGATCTTGCCTGCGGTGAGACGATCCCTTCAGAGATTATAGCTGCCCTGACGGATACCTCTGTCACAAAGTGGGCGTTCAATGCGCAGTTTGAGCGGATATGCCTCTCACGCTGGCTTAGGAAAAATGGAAACTTTGATAACACCGGCTACAGCATCCCGGAGGATACCGTGGGAAGCTATCTCGACCCTGCCTCCTGGAAATGCACCATGATCTGGTCTGCATATATGGGGCTTCCGCTTTCGCTGGAAGGTGTCGGCACCGTGCTGGGACTTGGAAAGCAAAAGCTGACCGAAGGCAAGGAACTTATCAAATACTTCTGCCAGCCTTGTGCGCCAACAAAGGCCAATGGCGGCCGCAGTCGCAATCTGCCGGGAAATGCGCCGGACAAATGGGCTGCCTTCAAACGGTATAACAGCCGGGACGTTGAAGTCGAAATGTCCATTCAGGAAAAACTCGCCAAGTTTCCTGTGCCGGAGATGGTCTGGGAGCAGTATCACCTCGACCAGGGGATCAACGACAGAGGTGTTGCACTGGATATGGAGCTGGTGCGCCAGGCGATTGCCATGGACACCCGCTCACGCAGAGAGCTTACCGATGCTATGAAGAAGCTGACCGCTTTGGATAACCCCAACTCGGTACAGCAGATGAAGCAGTGGCTTTCGGATAACGGCTTGGCGGTCGATTCCCTCGGCAAGAAGGAAGTTGCGGAAATGCTCAAGACTGCGCCGACAGAGCTACAAAAGGTTCTCCTTCTCCGGCAGCAGCTTGCAAAATCCTCCGTCCGTAAATATCAGGCGATGGAGAAAGCTGTATGCGCAGACGGCCGTGCCCGCGGAATGTTTCAGTTCTACGGGGCCAACAGAACCGGCCGCTGGGCAGGACGCATTATTCAAATGCAAAATCTGCCGCAGAACCATCTTCCCGATCTGGCCGAGGCTCGCAGTCTTGTCCGCTCCGGCGACTTTGACGCCGTACAGCTATTGTACGAAGATGTGCCGGATACCTTGTCGCAGCTGATCCGCACCGCGTTTGTGCCGAAAAGCGGCTGCAAGTTCATCGTTGCCGACTTTTCCGCCATTGAAGCCAGAGTGCTGGCATGGTTTGCGGGAGAAACCTGGCGTCAGGAAGTTTTTGAAAAAGGCGGCGACATCTACTGCGCATCCGCATCGCAGATGTTCAAGGTTCCTGTGGAAAAGCACGGTGTAAACGGTCACCTGCGGCAGAAAGGCAAAATCGCAGAATTGGCACTGGGCTATGGCGGCTCTGTCGGCGCGCTCAAAGCAATGGGCGCCCTGGAGATGGGGTTGTCAGAAGATGAACTGCAGCCGTTGGTCACTGCGTGGCGCAATTCGAACCAGAACATCGTGAAATTCTGGTGGGACATCGACCGCGCTGCCATGAGTGCCGTAAAGCAGCATCTGGACAGCGAGGTCTGCGGCATCGGCTTCGCCTATCGGAGCGGGATGCTCTTTATCACGCTTCCGTCAGGCAGGAGGCTTTCCTATGTGAAGCCCAAACTCGGAACTAACCAGTTCGGCGGCGAGTGTATCACCTATGAAGGTGTCGGCGGCACGAAGAAATGGGAACGGCTGGAGACCTACGGCCCGAAGCTGGTTGAAAATATCGTTCAGGCCACCTCCCGCGATATCCTCTGCTATGCCATGCAAACCCTGTCCCACTGCTTTATCACCATGCACATTCACGATGAACTGGTGATTGAAGCCGCACCGGAAGTTGACCTCAACGCCGTTTGCGAACAGATGGGACGCACCCCACCATGGGCTGCAGAGCTGAAACTCCGCGCCGACGGATATGAAACCATGTTCTACAAAAAGGACTAAAACCGGACCACTGCCCACGGAACACTCCAGTGGGTAGTGAAAACTATAGATTGGAGGAGCCTGTCATGGCTGATTTTAGAAACGCAGAAGGCTATGCCGATCCTACGGCTTACGGCGCTTTCTGTGCCATTGAAAAAGAAGAAAAGGCACTCCGGGCATTCAGACCCATCGTGTATATCTGCAGTCCGTATGCCGGAGATGTCGAAAACAACACTGCCGCCGCAAGACGCTACAGCCGCTTTGCGGTGAAAGC